CTGTTCGATGGCTGCATGAAGATCAACAGCAGCCGAACCACCGGTGGCATACGCGGGGATCGAAATCGCACCGTCGCTGGTTTTACGGAATTCAACTTTCATGCTGTACGCAGGGGTCATGGTTTTTCTCCTTTATGGGTAGGCACGCGAGGGCCAGTGTAGTGGCCGCGTAAAACGGAAAAAGCGACAAAGCCTTTAGCCTGCCGCCAAGTATGAGAACCCGCCTGTAGACGGGCGCTTCATCAATCAGGTACTTCTTCCTCATCACTATCTGTACTGCTACTTTCCTCCGATGGTATGGACACCCCACGTACCTTAGCAAGATACTTGAGTAACACACGGCCTCCTGAGCTAACGCGAAACATGCGGACCTCGCGGCACGCCTCTGCCTTCGCCTTTGTAAATGCATCCGCTACCCGATCATAGTCGGTACTGCGAATACGACACTTCCTAACCATATTGAACTGTACTACCTCCACCATATACATAGACGTTCCCCCTTACCGTACGTGCCTCCTCTCTACCTAACGTTCAGCGCCTGCTTTACCCACTTTCTCTCCAAGGACAGTAATGGTCGCGCTCGTAGTCTTCTCTGCCGCTCAGCCCCTGTGCTCCCCGGAGGCTTTGCGGTATCAGGGCCTCGACCGAATCGATACACAGGGACAGGACGCCCAGACAAGGTAGCCGACCTACGTGTCCACGACACAATACGAATCAGCCTTTTTTCATGGGCCTCTTTGAGATAGTGGCGTATATTACGAGGCGTGACGCCCACCAAGGAAGAAAGATCGAACACTGTCAAACTCTCTTCAGATAGATGTCGGGCTAATAATACCCAAACAGGGGATTCTAATCGGGGCAGCGGCATTGTGACGTTCTTTCAAGGCACGTACGGCTGGTAAGCCATATCCCTCCACAGCTCGGGCAATAGGCAGTTGTCCGGAGCACCGTAGAACATTGGTGCAATCTGTTCGTGGCAGTACCCTGCCAGCCCACAACCGATGGCCGTTACCCGAAAATGGATATGGTGGTACTTTCGGGCATACTCAAGGAACACAGTTACATGCTTGAATATTTCCGGCAAAGGAAGAGTACGTAGGTCACGGTCCTTAGTCGGAATTGCATACGCGTTCCCAGAGCGCCCCACCCCCACACCGTTCTTCGCCCCATAGTGCTCCTTAGCGTAAAGAGCGGAACCACGGCCATGAATTCCAGCTTCATTACTGCCGAATACAAACACAGGACGCATACCTAACCCCCCGCCTGCGTCACGCCGGCCATTGCCGGATTGGCCATCGTTGCTGCCCAGGCGAAATTGAATTGATACACTTCTTCTCCAGACTCCTCCGAGACACCCTTCGTTATCCTACCCTCGGGGGTGAGTAGTGGCAGGAGATGCCCACGCTCGACGACAGGGATGTCCTTACCCTGTACATACACCCGAATCAGTTGGCGGGCAAAGTCCCACTCAACGCCGGTGACTCGATGCCCTGGCGGTAGGTCCAGAAGACGGGTTAGCAGATCGGGGGTAACGAGAGTTACACCTGTCCCCGTGGGTGGTGCTGGTTTCCTTCGGGTCATAATGATGCTCCTTTGCAATTGATTTCAAACAGAGGGGACTTCTTCCTCTGGCTCGCCGTTTATCTCTTCATACACGCGACTGTGGGTTAGTGGGCACAAGAAACGTAAGCCCTCCGAGTACATGAGGAATACCAGGCGCAGCGGGATCACGAGGAAGATGGCAAAAACGATACTCCCTTTATGTACCCACATCGGTATGTCCGTACGACCACTACGTTGGCGAACCAGTGTGGCCGCATAATTCACGAAGCGAAGGCAATCGACAACCTTCAAAACAGACAAGGCCAGATACCACCAACCCACATATATTGCCGTACCGACCCAATCGAACTCTTGCATAGGCTTCCCCTAGTAGTTAAAGACGTATTATCCCATACCAGCCTATAGGTCTCAAGCTACAGTCTGGTCCCATACTCGTTGCGCTCCTCAAACACGGCCCTACCATTGCCGGCCAACGCCTCGTCATCCATAGCAGCGGAACTCCAAGAAGCACGACGATTCAGTAAAGTAGCGTAGGCACCGCAAACGGAATCCGCAACGTCTTTGCTTGAGCCTACCGGGTGATCTACCTTATCCTTGACCTCATCATACTCTAGGTCAAACAACTCCTCAATTAGCACCGGCTGATTGAACATACGGATACGACCATCGTACATAGCGTCACGAAACTGTTTGTAGGGGACAGACGTTCTATCCACCGACATGTGGCCTGTCTTCATACCTTGCTTCCGCCACTGTTGGATAGACTCGATACTGAAAACACCGTCGTAGGTCACGGCTTTGATCGGGTACCCATACTGGTCACGCAACTGCTTGACCCATGTCCGTACTTCAGCGAATTGAATCTCGTTGTTAACGTCAGGTTCAATAGAGCAGGCAAGCTCGACGGACACTACCGGCAACTTCTCGATCACACCATTACTGCGGGTCACGTCGGTCATACCATCAAACCGAACCATAGCAATACCACACCGGTCCCCGGTTGTCGAAAGGTCGATATGCACATACCGAGGGCGTGAGGGGTTAGCACAGTAGTGTGCTGGTAGGACCATAGGCATGTCATCCACACCAAGGATAACGTTGTCTTTCTCAAGGAAGGAAGCAAGACCCTCTTCCGCCCCCTGATCACAAGCCTCATACACTTTGAAGCGACGGCGTATAAACGGATTGATCGAGCTGGTGGATACACCGCATACATCACGCAAGGCTGAATGCGGATCGGACTGGAAGTCAGATAGGTACTCAATAGGTATATTAAGCACTAGCGTGCCTTCCTTCGGCACCTCTGCATCCCCTAGAATGCGTGTGTCCCCAACGACATCGTTACCCACCATCATACGGAACTTATCACCGCAGTAGCGTTCTTGTGGCCAGACCTCATATTGGGGCTTGTCGTAGATGTAGACACCCTTCTCGTGGTTCTTAGCAACTTGGGTTTTACGCTTGTCTGTGAAGTCGCCCTTGTACCGGGTAGATGATGACGTACATACGATGCCCAGCAACGGTCCTTGGCTGATAAACCGGCCTTTTTTACGCCTTGTAACAGTATTGTGGATAGTCTGGGCTTGGTCATAGATACCCGCTCGACCGGTAGATACCTCGGCGCGTTTAGATTTCAGTACCACGTTCATGAAATTGATTTCGTCGATGATTCCACCGATGATAGCCTCACCCAGCACTGTCTCTGCTTCTGCGCCACCCGGCACGATCCTGATGTTCTTCTCCTCGAAGATCATTTCGGACTCAACCAGCTTGGTAGGGCGAAGGTGTTTCATGAAGTACGGCATAGACTCCACCAACGACCGCATAGGTGCATAGAGCACCTTCTTGGTTACGTGCGGTTTGGCAGCGAGGATGGCAAAAACAATGGAGGTTGTCTTTGGGAGCCCGTACAGTGCCTGTGGTACGTCAATGCATGATAGCAGGTAGAGATGGTATAGGGTAGTGATCTTGGATATTTCAGACTTCCCAGAATTACCCGTGATGAATACCTTACCCGACCGGCGAGCCACCCACATGGACGAGGGAACAGTAAAGCAGTAACACTGTTCGTCAGTGCTCTCTTGGAATACACAATCGGTCTTTGACGAAGAATGCATAGTGAATGTCGGGTGCGCTAGATAACCCACACGATATTCAGTGTGTCCTTTATCCTCGCGAACTGCAGCACTTATATTGCAGCGAACGCCAGTGGCCGTAGCCGCGTACTGGATGAACTCAGCGGACTCTTTGATCGTCGTCCGGAATACGTCTTTCTCGTTACCATCCCACCGTACTGCCTCCTCTACGATAATTCTAAGCTGTCTAGTGCTAGCACCCCACCAAAACTGAGTGTAGTGTTTTTCTTTTCTTGGCGCACGGAATGAAATCTGGGCGTACCCGTCATCGCCTTCATAGTAGTTGTACTCGATGCCAGCCTCCAACAGCAAGGAAGCAATGCGGGCTTTCTTGTATTCCTTTTTGACACGGATAGTGCAATACCGAGAATGGCTAATACCACGATTAGCAAAACACCCATCAGCCATGACAGCAACCATAACCCGAATCTGTGCATCCGATAGTGTAATCTCCGTAGAGCTATTAAGAACAAAAGCACCTACCAGACTACCCCACCATCCGTAGGTTCCTGCATTGTGCGCAGCAGCTACGTCATCGATAGGTAGCTCCAGCATACGTCCTGTTTTGGACGATCTGTAGACTACGCGATGCCCGGACGTAAGCCGCTGGTCCGTGGCACGATTCTGTAGAGAATAGAACCCATTGGCAGGTGCTGATATATACCGCTCGGGCAGAACAAAGGAC